ATTAGAACAATTACGAGATGATTATCAAAATTGTAAAGGTTTTGAACGTGTTATAATAACTTGTACATATATTATTAAAAAAGTTTTTACTTGTCTATTATGCACAAGTTTCTGGTTTTCAATTATATATACACAAGATATTTTTATATCAAGTATTGTAGCAGTAGGATCTGTGTTATTAGAAAAGTTAATCAACTCACTACCAGATAAATTATTTTAAAAAAAATATATAATAAAAAGTAATTAAACATTAAAATGCCTAAAATGATATACGATCCAGCAACTGGATTAAACTACAGACAAAAAGCTATTGCAGATTTATACGTTGCAAATTTTAATATTAACGAAGCTGTTAAACAAATATATCCAAAATTAAAAAGATCATCGGTAGCAGTTTATATATCAAGATTAAGACAAAATGAAGATTGGAATACATATGTTGCAAATGAGCGTTCAAAAATAATTGATAAATCAAAATGGAATTTAGATCAACATTTAGATTATTTAAGAGAGTTTGCAAATGAGATGCGTGAATTAAAAAAATATCATATAGCAGCACAACTTGAAAAAACTATATTAGAATATACAGCAACAACTAAATTGGATATAACCACTAATGGACAGTCAATTAATACTATCAAAATCATTGAAATAAAAAAAGAAGATTAATATATTATGAGTGAATTGGAATTGCGCACAACTAATATATTTACAAAAAATTTAGAAGCTTTTGAAAATACTGATATAAGATATATTATTAACCAAGGTGGCAGTAGGAGCAGTAAGACATATTCGATTCTACAATTGTTAATTTATAAATGTTTAGTGATACCAAATTATAAAATAAGTATTATTCGTAAAAGCTTTCCAGCATTACGTGGTTCAGTTTATAAAGATTTTATTGATATATTAACAGATTTAAAAATATATGATGAAAAATATCATAACAAAACTGAAAACATATATAGATTTTTTAACAATTCATATGTAGAATTTTTTTCATTAGATGATTCACAAAAATTAAGAGGTCGTAAGAGGGATGTTGCGTATTGTAATGAGTCTAATGAGCTTGATTTGGAAGAATTTTTACAAATTGATATGAGAACATCAGATAAAATTATAATGGACTTTAATCCATCTGATATAGATTCTTATATTGATGACTATATTAAAAAACCAAATGCTATTTTAATTAAATCTACATATAAAGATAATAGTTTTTTAACAAAAGGTATTATACAAACGATTGAAGATTTGATAAACGTAGATTATAATTATTATTTGATTTATAATTTGGGCGAGAAACCAACATCTAATGCTAGAATTTATAACCATTTTAAACAATATACTGATGATCCAAAAAAAGAAGATATCAAAAAAGTAATATATGGATGTGATGTTGGTTTTACAAATCCTTCAACATTAGTACAAGTTATAATAACAAAAGATGATAAATATTATTGTAGAGAATTGATATATCAGAAAGGTTTGACAACCAATGATTTAATAAAAGAATTTAATAAATTTAATATTGGAACAAATCCTATTTATTGCGATAGTGCTGCTGCTTCAACTATTGAAGATTTGAAACGTTCTGGATATAATGCTAAAAGTAGTAATAAATTTGTAAAAGAGGGAATCGATTTTATAAAATCAAAACAAATGTTTATACATTATGAATCAGTAAATATAATTAAAGAAATTAAAACATATTCTTGGAAGACACGTGATGAAACTATTTTAGAAGAAGTTGTTAAGATTGCCGATCACGGGTTAGACGGAATTCGATATTGCTGTTTTACAGATTATAAATCACCATCATCAGAAAGTTTTGATTTTTATGTTTATAAATAATTATAAGACCATATATATCCACCTGCTGATTTTCTTTTACCCCTTGCACAAGCATCTATTGAATGAAGATTTAATTCTTTTTTTGCTTCTATAACAGAATTCCATTTTTTAATAAATATATTATCTAAAGTATATTGATATAATGTTTTTGTTTTACTTAAACCTATTTTAAATGAATGTTGCATATTTTCAGTCTGAGTACACCATTCAAGGTTTGATATATTATTATTAGTTTTAACACCGTCTATGTGGTTTATAAATGGTTTATTTAAAATATTTGGAATAAAATATAAAGCAATTAATCTATGTATTGTAATAGTAATTGGTTTAAAACCTTTTTTAGATAATTTAACAGATAAATAACCATTACTTAATGTTTGTGATAATATCTTACCTTTATAAAACCTTTTAACACCTAAACTAATATATCTATCTAAACTTTTACATCTACCTAAATTACTTATCTGATACATTCCTTCGTACCCAATAATATCTTTCCAAATTTCTTTCATATTACTAATATATATAAAATAATTTAATATACAAGAATAAAATTTAAATATATACACTATGATAGAAGTAAAAATACAAGATAAATGGTACAAATTACCAACAGAATATAATGACTTAACAATTGTAAAGTATCAAAATTATATTGAAATAGTTGAAAATAAACAACATTTTAAAACAGATATAGAATTTATATCAAATGTAATTGCAACACTTATTGATATAGATATTAATATATTATTAAAACAAAAGGTATCTGATTTAGATATTATCAAACGTGGTTTATCATTTTTAAATGAAGATGTTAAATTTAAATTAGATGAAGAAGATAATAAAGGTATGTTAGAAATAGATGGTGTTAAATATATGTTTAATAAAAATATGAATAATCTTACAATGGGTGAATATATTGATTTGGATGTATTAACCAAAGAACCTATTAAAAATCTTCATAAATTAATGGCAATTATGTATAGACCTATTAAAGATCAGAATTGGTTTGAAAAGAAAATTGGTAAATATGAATTGATAGATTATGATATGGAATATATTGAATCTATATCAGAAAAATTTAAAAATATAACAATAACAGATGTAACAAAATGTTTATCTTTTTTTTTGCATTTTCAAGTTCTCTATACCGAAGCTACAAAAATATATTTAGATCAGGTGTTAGCGAAGATGGAGAAGAAGAAGGAGAAGAAATTAAAAAAGAAGATAGAACCCAAATTGCAATAAAGAGTTGGATTTCATTTGTTAAGTGGATTAGCGGTGATGATATATTAAAATATGATGCTATTTACAAATTAAAATTAATTGAAGTCTTAAATTGGGCTACTATATTAAAAGAAGAAAAGAAATAAAATATATAAGTTATGAAAACAACAATTCAAACATTAGTAAATGATATTCAAACATTTGCATTATCACATCAAAATAATAAAACATTCTATTATTTATTACCAGCAGATTTTAATACTAATAAAAAAATATATCCAAGTATATTTTGCAACTGGCAAGGTGATACAATCACAGAAAATACAATTGTAAATAAATTTACAATTCTTTTTTTAGAATTAAGTTCAAAAGATCAAAGCGATTTGATATATTGTCAATCAAATAGAAATGAAGTATGTAAAGATTTAGTTAATTATCTATTTCATACAAAAAATTATAACTTAACAAGTATTAATATAACACCTATTACAGAAGCTTTCGAGGACTATTTAACAGGTGTTGAATTAGAACTAGAAATTGAAGATAACTATCAATATCAATGTGAAGTACCACTTAAATAATTATGGCAAAAGAAGTATTATATAAAAGTATTGGACAAGCATTAACAGACTTTGGACAAAGTGTTGTTACGATTGCCAAACAAATGTATCTAAATTTAGATAAAAAAGCATCTGGTAAATTAATTAATAATTTAAAATATAGATTATATTATAAAAAAGGTAATGTTGAATTAGTATGGTCATCAACTAAATATCAATTATATGTAGATGGTGAAGATGGTAAAAAATGGGCAAGAAAACCTAATTCAACACCACCTCCTATTGCACCTATATCAAAATGGATTAGACAAAAACATATACAATTTACAGATAAAAATGGTAATGCATTGACTAACAATCAGATGTCATATATTATATCAAAAGCAATTGGTAGAAAAGGTATAAAAGCAGAACACGTGATGGGTAAAGCGATGGCTGTTGCAACATCTAAAATGAGAAGGGAAACTGGTAATTTCAGTTTCATATCAAATTATATCAAAAACGATATTAAAAAAGTAATAAATTTAAAATAAATATAATATGAAATCATTAACACAATCAATATATCCAAGTTATAATAACAATATAATAATATGGGATGAAATATCTGACTTATTAGTAGATAAATTTGTAACAATACATAACAGTGAAGCCACTTATTCAAATACCACAAAGGTTTCAGAGTATCAGAATCAAATTCAATTTAATACTAAACAGTTTGTATTAAATCCTAATAGTGATATTAATTTCAATTGTACTGATATAGTTACAGCAACAAGTTCTATAAATCAATATGTATTTGTAAATACTGAATATACATATGGTTTTGGTGAAACACAATCTACACATCCATCAGTAATGTTTTTAAACGCTTCAAAGGATAAAAATATATCATATGTAGATAATATATCAAATACTATTTTAAATAAAGGAACAACATTTAAAACGTCTAATTTATATAATACAAGTTTATCATATATGTCATCAACAAGTTCATATATCAATAAAATTAATTATAATATTAATAATAATGTTTATACTTTAACTAATATATTAACAAAACCAAATTTAATATCAAGAACTTTCTCTACAAGTAATACAAGTTTCACATATAGTAAAGTTATAAATTGTTTAGATGATAATTATAAAAATTTAAGATTTGATATACCAAGTGGAAAACAATTAGAAACTATATTTTCAACTAATATATTAAATGATTATTCAATTGATTTTATAACATTAACATCAACAAGTAGTTTCACAAATGGTGATATGGATAATCTTTCTAATATCACTGTTATAAATCCATCATCAGATGCATTAGTACAAACAAGTGCTGTACAATATCTATCACCAACTAGAAGTCTTGAAATATCAGTTATACCTATATCAATATCAACTTATTTAAATATATTATTTAATATATCAGGTTTAGAACCAAACACTAAATATACTTTTGAATTTAGTTATTATCCAAGATCAAGTGTAGATACTGGTGATGATGCTGTTTTTAACTTTACAACTGATACTGGAACACATACAATACCATCTTTTAATTATAATTATCCAGATTTAAATGCTGGATATATAGGTTTGGATCAATGGAATACTTTTGGTCAATATACATTGACAACTGGAGCTTCAACAACTGTTATATTGACAATGCAATTTCAACCAACTGGTGGTTCAGATGGTTTAACAGTACAAACATTTTTTGATAACTTTAGATTATATAAAGAAACAATTAAAACAACAGCTCATTATATATTAGATAATAATTGTAATAAAATGGATCAAGTTCAAGTAATGTGGAAGAATCAAAATGGTGCGTTTGATTTTCATAAATTTTCATATACAAATAAAATAACAAATGTTTATACAAATATATATAATGTAAATGATACTATATCAGATATAGGTGGTACAAAAGAATTAAATGGTATTAAACAAACTAATATAAGATTATATTCTAATTATTTAGAAGATTATGAAGTAGAAATGATAGAAGATTTATTTTACTCTAATGAAATATATATCATACATTCTGATAATACTAAAACAAGATATATATTAATGAATAAAGAATACACACCTATTATAAAAGGTAAATCAACATTGAAAGCATATGTAATAGAATTATCAGAAGCTATTAAAAACAATTTAAATTATTAATATGAAAGATTTTAAAATATTAACAACAAAACAAATTACAAATGGTGATACGGCTGATCAAATATATTTAGATTTATTACCAAATGAATCTATATCATTCTCATATGAATTATTAGACTTACAAGATTTAAGATATATTAATACATTTTATACTTTTAATTTTAGATTACCTAACACAAAAAACAATTCTATTATATTTGATTTTGTTGATTTAAAAACAATAGATTTTAATTTCAATCCATATCATAAATTATATTGTAAAGTTTTATTAGATGATGCTATTATATTTAATGGATATTTAATATTAAATAAAATAGTATATATAAATGAAATTGAATTTCAATATGAAGTTACAATGTATGATATATTAAATGATGTATTAAAAACAATTAATAATGAAAAACTTATTGGTAATACACAATCTATATTAGATGTTAAATTAGATAATAATATTAAAGGTTCTACATATAGTGGTGGAATAAATGTACAACAATATAAAAGATTACAAGATTCTGATGATACTTATGTTATACCTAATATGGTAGCAAGTAGAATTTTATATGATAGTAGTTTAAATAATTATGATATAAGAAATTACAAATATTGTCCAAGTGTTTCAATGACTGAAGTGTTTTTTAATATTTTAGAATCAAAAGGATTACGTATATCAAATAAAGATTTTTATTTTATAAATAATGATGTAACAACTAATTCAGATATTAATACTGATATGATAAGTAAATTTGAATATAGTGATGTTTTATCTAAACAATATTATTTAGATTTATTAGAACCAGTTGTAAGTGATAATATACCAGTAAATAGAAGATTAAACGAAGCTATTGATTATCATTTCCTTGGTAATACAGGTAGTATTACTAATTTAAATCAATTTTATCCTATTATTCAAACACAAATAAGTGCAAGTAATAGTACAAAAGATTATCTAATACTTAATAATGATTTAGCAACTATATCAAATGTTTTAGATGTTTTTTTTACAAATGAAAATACTACTATATTTTCAACAGTTTCACAATCAATTTATTATAATAATAGAAATAAATTCATAACAGATGGTAGATTACAATATGAGAATAATAAAACAAAAATAAATGGTATAACATATTCATATATTGTAGATAATAATACATATTCATATATTAATTTTACTAAAAATATAGGACAACGTGATAATAATTATTATAAAAGGAATATATTAGTTGAAAAAAATGGTAAATTTTCTTATAATAGTTGTATAACAAATTATGATGGAAGATGGACAAATTATGATGGAACATTTAATTTAGGTGGTGGTGATAGACCATATACATATTTAATACAAACGATAAATCCAAATAGTATAATATATGATCCAAATGGATTTACACAAGTTCTACGCAACACTTCTAGTAATATGTATATGCTAGGAGCTGAAAATAAAATTGGTTTTGACTCTTGTGTTATAAACTTTGACAACGAGCAAACAGAACTTTTAAATAAAAAAAGTGAAATTGGATATTTATGGAATACATCATATGAAGATTGGAATAATTTAGGTGAAACACGTGATAGAAATATGTGTTCAATTAAAGCTGATTCAAAAACAAAAGGTTGGTATCAACTAACAGGTTCATTACCAATGAGATTAGAATATTTTAATCAAGTTGAAGATAAAGTAGCTTGGACAGGTTCATATTCATATTATATTGATATATTAATAGAAAAAGAATCTAATAATGTACAAACAGTACAAACAAATGGTATTTATAATCAATTATTTACAGAAGGAAGTGAAGATACATTTGATAGATACCAAAAAGTAGGTAGATTGAAATATGAATTTAATTCTAATTATGTATTAGAAATGGGTTTATCATTTTCATCATACCAAGAAGCTTATGATAATGCAACATCAAGTGGTATATTAACTTGGGTTAAAAATACTTTATATGTATTTCCTACTGTTGTTAAAGATATAACATCTGATATATTTTATTTAGATGAAGGTGATAAAGTATTTTTATGTTATAAAAATTGGGCTGAAGTATTTAGAAGTCCATATGTTGATAATGATAAATATGGTATATTTTTTCAAGGTTCATATCTTGGTGAAGATATAAATGAAAGGTTATCAGAATCAAATATAGGTAATTATCTTTATCCAATAGTTGAAAATGGTGCTTGGTTAAATATGGTATCAGCAAATCCTCATTGTATTCAAACGGTTGAAGATGGTCAATATTTATTTAGAGGCACAATGTCATTTGATGGTAGTTTAATACCAAATGATTCTTATTTAGTAATAACTAAAACAGATTATGGTAATAATAAATTAGGTTATAATGATTATTATAATGGAACATTTAGTGGTACAGTATCAGATTCTAAAACAATATTATATAGAGAGGCTATGACTTATTCTAAAAGTACTTATACATTTAGTTGTTTATTTGAATCTAATCAAGATGATATATTAAATAATAATATAACAATTGGAGTACAAACACGTGGTGATTGGACATTTCCATATTTTTACACAACAAATTCTTTTGGTTATGGTATTAATTATTTAGATGTTGCATCAGGTTCTAGTTATGAGTTATTTCATTATAATAAAAATGTTGATTTAAAATATCCTAATATAGTAAAAGATAGAAGTTTTTATTTAAATGATGAAGATACTAAATTAAAATTTATATTACAATATTTAAAAATACATAATTTATATTTATTACCAGATAAATTAAATCCATCTTTATATCAATTAAAAACATATAATCAACTATATGATGAAATAACAATTCAAGAAAAAATATTTGAATATGATAATGAAAGTATGCAATTAGAATTAAATACCGAATATATCAAAAAAGAATTTAATTTTAATTTTAGAGGGGATGATGATCCATATTATAAAATATATTTTAAATTAACAAATAAACCAGATAAAATCAATTTTAATAAACAAATTATATGTGATAATACATCAACTGAAAATCAAGATATGAATTTTGATTTTGATCCTGTAATATTTTATTTAAATAGTGATAAACATTTAGTACAAAATATTGGTTATATATTAAATGATAATTATATTTATACAACTGCTACACAATCTATAAATAAATTATTTGATACCAATACAAGTAATATTTATGGTATATCTAATGCAATATATTATAATAGTAATACAATTGTTAATAAATTAGGTGGTCAAATTAATTATAATATAACTAATAATTTAAGTCCTGATATATTTATAACTAATAATTTAGATTATATCAGATTGCAAAATAAAAGAACACACGTGTTTAATAATAATTTAAAATATTATAATAATGAATTAAGTAATAATAATTTATATACTGAATGGGCAAGAACAATTGAACAAATTACGAACCCTAGAGTTATAAATGTTAAAATTAAAATGAGTAATTTAGAATTTATTAATTTAGAATTAAATAATATAATAGTTTTAAATGTAAATGGATTTTTTAAAAAATATAATATATTAAAAATATTTGATTATAATCCTTTTGAAGAATCTGATTTAATTAATATGTTATTATTAGAAATATAAAATAATAATATAATATAATTATGGCACAAACAGAAAGTACAAATTTAGAATTTAAAATTAAAATAGATGGTGTTGAACAATCAGTTAATAGTATTGATAAATTAAAAGAACACGCTATTACATTACGTAAAGAATTTGAAACAACTACAGATCCTAAACGTTTTAATCAGTTACAGACTGAATTAACAAAGACTAATACTATATTAAATACTATGAATCAAACAATTGAAGGTGCTGACCCACAAAAATTAGCTGCTTCATTTTTTAAATTAGCGGAAGGTGTTAATGGTGCATTTCAAATTAGTAAGATAGCTGGATTTGGTGATAAGACAGTTGAGGTTGAAAAGGCTATTATGCAAATATTATCTTTAAGAGCTATTGCTGAAGGTATATTAGAAGGTGCTATTGCAGCCAAAAACATACAACAAACGATTGCAAATGTTTCAACATCATTAAATACTGCTGCTGAATCTAAAAATATTATAGTAAAAGGACTTGCAACTGCTGCACAATGGGCTTTAAATAAAGCCGTGAGTGCAAATCCATATGTATTAGCTGCTACTGCAATCATTGCAATGGGTTCTGCTTTATATTATTTTATTGGTGGTAGTGAAGAAGCAAAGAAAAAACAAGACGATTTTAATATAGCTACTATGAGAAGTGTAGTAGCTTCTAATATACAAGCAAAAAATGATAAAGAAAATATTAAATTACAAGCACAAGCAAATTTAATATCAGCAAAAAGAATTCTAACATATCAAGATGAAATTGATTTATTATCAATTAAAACATTACAACAACAAGATGCTTTAAAAACAGCAGAAGATTTAGCTTCACAAGAAGTACAAAATATAGATAATGATTTAAGAGCAGCTATGATGAGAAAAGCTGCTCAAACTGATATAGATGCATTACAAGCAAAAAAAGTAGAGTCTTTATTAAAAGAAAAAAAAGCAAGTGAAGATTTACATAATTTTTTATTATATAAAGAAACAAACGTTGGTGCTGAAATTGCAAAAATAAAACGAAAGTATATTGATCTTAATATAGATAGAGAATTTAAATATCGTGCAAGAAAAATATCATTAATGAATGATGGTATTGAAAAAGAAAAAGCATTAGCAAAATTAGAATATGATCAATCAATTGAATCTGCTAAACGTGCTGGTGAATCTAAAGTAAATTTATATAAATTATATCAAAAGAAATTAGAAGAAATTAAATTAAAAAAAATACAAAAAGATTTAGAATTTGATAGAAAATATTCTGAAAGTAAAGCAGCTATACAAGATGAGGAGGATGTTAAATTAAAACAAAAAGAAGATAAAGTATTTGAAGATGAAGAAAAACAAAAAGAAGATAAAGTAAAAGCGGATAATAAAGCCAGAAAAGAATTATTTGATAATTTAAATGATACTTCATTATCTTATAAAAAAATGCATAAAGAAATTAATAATGCATATGAAAATGGTTTAATAACTAAACAACAATATCAAGATGAATCTGCTAAATTATTACAATTACAATTACAAGATTATGGTTTATTGGTTGGTGCTGTTAACAATGCATTTGGTGCTATTATGCAAAATTTAGATCAATCAAGTGATGCTTATAAAGTATTTGCTTTGGGTCAAATTGTTGCTAATCAAGGTATTGCAACAGCTAATGCAGCAGCAGCAGCATTTTCACCAGCTAATATAGAAAATATATTATCAGGAGGTACAGCAGGTTTGATTAAGATGGGTATTTTCGTAGCTAATTTAACTGCAACATTTGGACAAATATATTCAACTGTATCAAAATTTGAAGATGGTGGTATGGTAAATGGTGCATCACATAAGAACGGTGGTGTTAAATATGCTGTTGGTGGTACAGTTGCAGAACTTGAGGGTGGGGAAGCCATATTAAATAAACGTGCAATGGCACAACCAGTTTTACGTGATATAGCAGGTATTATAAATAGTGTAGGTGGGGGTGTTAATTTTGGTAATACTAAAACTAATACATCAAATAATCCACAACGTGTTGTATTAGTATATCAAGATGTTAAAGATATGATCAACAAAGTTAATATTGTAGAATCTAATTCAAAGTTTAGGATGTAATAAAAATAAATATATAATATATATGAAACCAGTTAAAATAATAGAATTAAAATTAAATGAGAATGAAGAATTTCCATTGTCAGTTATATCACTTGTAAATAAACCAGCCCACGAATCAGATTATTTAAAGTTTAAAGAACAAAAAACAAAAACTTCTGATTTTTCATTTGCTATTGGTGATAATGATAAACAAGAAATATTTGGTATTGCAATGGTTTCTGATAAAACAATATATCGTTATAATGATGAGATAGGTGAATTCTATGTTTATTTTTCAAAAGAAACTGTAAAGAAATGTGCAACTAAATTTTTACAAGCTTTAAATAAAACTGATAATTTTAATATAGATCATATTGATGGTACAGAATTAAATTCTAAAATGGTTTCTGTTATGGAATCCTATATTATAGAAACAGAAGATGATAAAGCAAATTCTATTTATAAATTAAATGCATCTATTGGTTCTTGGGTTGTTAAATTACATATTGAAGATACTAAACTTTGGAATATAATTAAAGAAAATACAAATGGTTTTTCAATTGAAATAAATGCTATTTATAATTTTATGAATGTGACTAAAAAAAAAAGTTATGAAATAGATAATTCATTTGATAATTTTATTGATAATGATGTTGCAGATTTTTTAATTAATTTAGGTGAAGATAATATATTAGATGAATATAAAGAATATGATATATCAGAAGAAGAATTATTATCAAATTCAATAGAAGAATTTGCTTCAGCTGTTCCAGCACCTCTTGGTAGTATGTATGATACTAATGTATATAAAGTTCGTTATCGTTACGAAGGTTTATTATCATCAAATTCAAGACAATTTTGTATTAAGATGATAACTGCTGATAAATTATATTCATACGAAGCATTACAAGCAGCTAATAATATGGTTGTTAATTCTGGTTTTGGTAAAAATGGTGCAAATACATATGATATATTTAAATATGCTGGTGGCATCCATTGCAAACATAACTTCGTTAAATATTATTTATTAAGACAACGTGATAAACAAGGTAGAATAAAATCAGATAAAGAAATTACACCAACACAAGCTGATAATTTAAATTTAAATCCAACTGATGGTTTACCAGATGAAACAACACGACCTTACGATTTACCAAGACACGGTGCTTATTAAAATAAGATGTAAGACCAAACGAAGCCACCTGCTTGTTTATATATATTTTTTCACTTGTAAAATATTCTATATAACCTTGTTTTAAAATTCTATTATATAACCAAATCAAAAAATAAAAATAAAAATATATATTAAAAATATAAAACAATTTAGATGACAAATTTAGATAAATTAGCAGGTGGTAACGATATGAGATATATCGGAACAGCAACAGCAAGTGATAGTAGATTTTATGCAATAGTAATTAACGGTGACGCTGTATTTACAACTTTAACTGATAAGGATAATAATGATTTAGTAGCAATATATAATTTAAGTGGTAATACTATATCAACTGGTATGTTAATTCCTTGTTATAACAATGTTCCAATAACAACTGTTAAATTAGCAAGTGGATCTGCAATTGGATATGGTAATATATACGATACTATATAAAAAATAATATATTAAAATATGAGAATATTAGCAATTGGAAATTATATTGGTAAAGCATTTAAATATACTGGTGGTGTTATATCAAATTTCTTTTGGGGAAGTTCCACTGGTCGTTTTTGGGGAAGTTCCACTAGTCGTTTTTGGGGAAGTTAAAATTTTATATATAATAAATGATGAAAAATATGACAATCGCAGAGATTATTGAAAAAGCTATTAATGACAATAGCAAAAGAGGATTATCAACAGAGGCTATATGCCAACACGCAGAGTTTGAAATCAAACAACAATGGCAATTAAAAACAGAAAACTCGTCTTATATTAACAAATTAAAAAAAATAATAATAAAAAATGTCAAATTTAAAAGGAAGTGGAAATAATGATATAGGTTTAAACTATAAAAGTATATTATCAATAGGTACAGCCAGTGATGGTTTAGGAACTGTTAGTGCAACATTACAAACAGTAACAGATGGTGATGGTAATACCACACCATTTCAATTATCTTCTACACAGGTAAAGATTCAAACAACAAACCAGTTCATAATTGATACAGGTTCTATTTACGGTTCACACCCAACATATGCATCTCAATATCATTATATAATAGATAACAACGGTGGTACATTTAATATGGATGCTGTTGGTTCAGGAACTTATCATAAGTTTAAGATAAATGGTTCATCTAAAATGCAATTACAAAATGCAGGTTTAGTTATAGGTGATACATTAGCGAGTGCAAAATTACACGTAAGAGGGGATGGGACTAATCCTATTGCTAGGTTTGAGAGTTCAGTAGGTGTTGATGCTTTTGAGTTTAGACAAACATCATCCTTTAAAATAGGAACACTAAATAACTATATGTGGATGTCAACAGCAGGCGGCGGAAACCCTGTTGCCACAGGTGAAATGATGGAATTTTATTCTGATACAACCAATCAGTCAAATCCAAATTTTAAATTTAGGTCTTATAATAATAGAACAAACACAGCAGGTACTGCATCTATTTTACAAATAGGCTCTACCACATTTGGAGCAACGGCAGGTTCAGCGAATTTCATCCCTTTAAATATACAATACATCATAAACAACAGTGGCGCACAAACAGGCATAGCCACAGGTATATTTTTAAATGCTACTGAAACTGCTTTGAATGGAATGACCCATAGATTAATTGATTTACAAGTAGGTGGTACATCAAAAATGTATTTAACATCAACTGGTATTATGTATGTTGACTATTTTAAGGTAAAAACAGGTTATGTTGAAATTAATGCTGGACAAGCATTTCAAATTGATAACAGGTTAAAAATAACAAATGGTGCGTCTGATGGTATAGCTTTAATAACAAATTATGGTGGAACAGATTTTAATAGACTTCAATTAGGAGGTACAACAAATGCATTTCCTTCATTAAAAAGAAACGGAGCAGAAATACAAGCTAGGCTTGCAGATGATAGCGCACCAGCTAGGTTAGAATGTAGTCAATTGAAGGTTAATAATGGAGTGTTTTTAATTTCAAATGTAGCTTTAACAAATGGAGCAGCAGCAGGAGCAGGGACAATAACAAATGCCCCAGCAGCAGGTAATCCTACAAAGTGGATTCCAATAGACGATAATGGTACAACTCGTTATATCCCTTGTTGGTAATATTATGAGAGTAGCTAATAATAAAAATTAAAAAATAAAATAAAAATATAATGTTAAAATTTACAGGAACAATTACAATATCAGAAGCTGATTACACAAATAAGGATATTAATTTAAGAATATTTCACCCAAATAAATTAAATGATATATCAATAGCAGTTGAATTAGTTAAACAATATCAAACAATAAGAAATGAAGTATCATATACATATGAAGATGTAACAACAATAGAAGATGTTATATCAATAGTAGATGAAGTTGAAGTAATAACACCAACAGAAGTTATTACAACAGTTACAACCGAGGTTATAACACCAATTATAACTAATCATATTGATGTTATAACTACATTAACTAACTATACATATTCAAATTCATTACCAAGTGATTTTGATTCAATAGAAGCTTTTGTATTGAACAAATTAATTATTGATTTTCCAAATATTACTTTTGAAATTTTATAATTAAAATATATAATAAAAATAAAAAAATATAAAGATGTTTAAAATATTTAAAAAAGAAGAAGTTGTTAAATTAGAATATACAACTCAATTTACAACAACAGATGGTAATATATTAGTAACTGACACTGATACATTAGAAGTAGGTTCTATGATTAAAATGTTACCAGATGTTCAAATTCCAGATGGTATATACGAAATTAAAAATTCTGATGAATCAACAACAATGATTAATGTACTTAATGGTTCAATAGTTGATATGCCAACAGAAGAAGTTGAATTACCAGAAGAAGAAATTGTAGAAGTTGAAGTAGAACAAGCAGAAGAAGTTATAGTAGAAGATGAACCTTTAATTGACACACAAAAACTTATTGATGATTTAACAGCACGTGTAATAGCATTAGAAGAAATGATAGCTGGTATAAATATAAATAATGATAAATTTGAAAAAATTGAAAAGTTTATGCTTGAAGGTAAAACAGATGTTAAAAGTTTATTTGAAACAACAGAAGTAAAAACAGATGATATAAAAACTGGAAGATATGAAGGTTTGAAAGCAGCATTTGCAACAGCAAGATCAAAAGTAAAATAATTAATAAAAATAATTATAATGAAAAGGTTTGATATAGAAATATATCAAACCTTTTTTATTTCATTTAATTTTGCAATATAATATATTAAAATGATATTCCAAAAAAAACATCAAAAAAATATATAAAGAAAATAAAAATAAAAATATAAAATTATGTCATTAAATCTTTCAGGTTTATCAACTTATGTTAAACAAAACAGCGACTTACAATATGCTGCAATCGCAGGCTTTCGTACAGCCGATTACATTACAATCGTACCAATGACAGGTAATAGTCAAGCTTTAAATCAATTAAACTTTGGAACATTAGGTAGTTCTTTACAAGTTGGTGGTTGCGGATGGGATGCGCAAGGTACTACTTATTTAACTCAACGTACAATTTCAATTGATCCTATTAAGTACAATGAAGCAATTTGTCCAGAAACATTACGTTCATATTGGGCATCAGAGCAAATGTCAGCAAGCCGTAAAGGTGGTGACCAAACAGTTCCAGCAGAAGCAGTTATCGTTGAAGCTAAAGTAAAAGAAATAGCTAAATCAAATGATGTATTAGCTTGGCAGGGTAACAAATTAACTGGTACAGGTTCTTATTTAGCATTAGCTAATGGTTTCGTAGCAGCTTTAGGTACAGGTTCAGGTGCAGTATTACCAAATTCTACATTAGGTATCACAGGTTCAGTAACAGTATCAAATGTTATATCAATCGTTGATTCAGTTGTTAATAACATTCCAGAAGACATCGCTGATCGTGACGATTTAGTTATCTTTACATCATATGCTAATTTTAGATTATATGTACAAGCTTTGAAAAATGCTAACTTATATCATTATTCAGCAGATAATGATACTTATTCTATGTTAATCGGTGGTTCTAATGTTAAATTGGTAGCAGTACCAGGTCTTGCAGGTACATCTAACTTTGTTGGATCATTCGCTGGAAACTTCGTAATGGGATTAGGTGATATAACAGATTACCAAGCATTAGATATGTGGTATTCACAAGATAACCGTGAAGTAAGAATGGCAGTTGATTATTCAATTGGTTTCCAAATTGCATTCCCTACAATGGTTAGCTGGTTCAAAATCTAATTAAAAAAAAATAAAATGGGTGATTGAAATATATCACCCATTTTTCTAAAAAAATAAAAATAAAAAGAAAATAATATGAGCTGTATAATAAATAGTGGTATAACAGTACAAGGTTGTTTAGATAATTCAGGTGGTGTTCAATTAGTTTTATTAACTAATCGTGAGAACATTACTGCTGTAACTATCAATGCAACTACATCTGTTGTAACAGCCATCACAATGGCAACTGGTTCAAGCTTTTATGCTTTTACCTCGAACAAGAACACAGGCTATTTCAATCAGAAGATAACTAATTCAGTTGAGAATGGAACAAGTTTCGTAGAACAAGAAATTAAAATGAATTTCACTAAAACAGATAATACTAAACGTAATATAGTTAGAACAATATCAATATCAGAAATGGTAGCGATTGTTAAAGATTTTAATGATAATTACTGGTTATCTGGATATGAAAGTGGATTATATTTAACAGAAGGTATGTCGAATTCGGGAGAGAAAAGAACAGATGCAAATGGTTATCAAGTAACTATTAAAGCAGAAGAGCCTACACTTGCTTATTCTGTTGATCCAATAATCGTAGATAATTTATATTAAATTAAATATTAGTAATTAATAAGTTAAAAAGGAGTGGTAATTTTACTACTCCTTTTTTATTATATTCAATTTTGCATATTCACCAAATAATTCAATAGCTTTTTTGTTATAAGCTTCTGCTGCTTCTTCTTCAGTATTAAAATAACCTAAATATATATTATATCTATTTAAAATAATTTGTGAAATATAACCAGAACATTTAGAATGTTTATAAACACCTTTATAAACACTACTTTTATTTTCCCCTTTTAATCTATTCATATTGTTTTCTTGATATGTAGCAGGTCTTAAATTACTTCTTTGATTATTTAAACCATCACCATCAATATGATCAACCATTTCAAAATTTTTATGACCTAACATTCTTTCTAATATAATTTGATGTATAAGTATCATATTTTTATCTTTAAATTTTAAAGTTTTTTTAGATCTTGTAGTAGCATAATAACTATTAGATTTTTTTGTAGCACACCATTTCCATTGATTTAAATATTCAAAATCTTCATCATTAACCATTGTTACTTTTCCTTGTGTTAGTTTAATTTCTTTCATATTTACTAAATATATAAAAAAATTACACTAATTCCAAATAAATTAATAAAAAATATATACTAAAAAGAATTAAATATGCTCTCAATCGATAAACAGAAAGATAATTATATCAGTATATATGCAAATTATACTACAATTGATATAGAATTTACTAACCAAACTAATAAAAATACATATAATCTTACTAATATATTAAATAGTGGTACAGCATCAAACTATTCAACATTTGTTATAACTGATATTTTATTAAATAATTTTCAAGAAGGTATGTATAATTATATTATAACAACTGGTACATCATCAAATTTAATAGAGAAGGGTATAGCTCAAATAACAGATGATAATAATGATCCAATAATATATTATACATATTCACCAGATGTTTCTTTTTTTTATTGGACACAATCAAACATTTAATATATAAAAATAAAATAAATAATAAAAATGGATATACAAGTAATAAATTTTGCAAAAGCTGAATTACCTTCAATTAAACAAACAAAAAAAGGATATGTTAGCTTTGGTGATAATAATAAATTTCCAGAAGAAGTAGTTGCCTTATATAATAGTGCATCTTTACTATCCGCAATAATAGAATCTAAAAATCAAATGACTTTTGGTAATGGTTTCATTTTAACTTTTAAAGATGATATAGATGATATATCAAAAAAATATATCAATGCTAAAATTAATAATTTAAGTTCATATTGTACAACACAAGATTTAATTGAAAAAATAGTAGCAGATTATAATTTATCTGGACAATATTTTTTAGAAATAATTTGGAATGATAACCACACTAAAATAGTACAAATAAATCATTTACCACAAGAAAAATGTCGTGTTGGTAAAGTTGTAATGAATCATCCTATGAGTATTTTATATAATGATAATGGTTTTAATCAATATTCAAATAAAGGTAGTGTTGAATTAGATGTTTTTAACTCTGATGTTAAATCAAATAATCACCAGATATATCATTTTAAAAATAATAGAGTTGGTAGTTATTATTATGGTATTCCAGATTGGTATTCTGCTTTTAATTATGTTAAATGTGAAGTAGAATTAGCACAATATTATTTAAGTGTTATACAAAATGGTATGCAACCAAGTTTAGCTATTACATTAAAAAATGGTAATCTAGATCCAGAAAAGAAAAAGAAAATAGCAGATAGTTTAGTTCAAGAATATACTGGTAGTTCAAATGCTGGTAAGATATTAGTTATGTTTGCAGATAACGCTGATACTGTACCACAAATAGATGTAATCGAAGCATCGAATCTTGATAAAATGTATATTGAATTAAATAATACTATTATTCAAAATATATTATCAGCGAATCGAATAACTAATCCAATGATAATGGGTATAAAATCGGATGGTATTAGCTTCTCTGGTGAAGAATTAATGAATAGTTATAAGATATATCAGAAAAGTGTAATTGAGCCAATACAGAACAAATTAGAATTTTCTATTAATACATTACTAAAATATATAGATGAAAGAGTAAGTATAGAATTTGTTGATCAAACAATAATTGAATTTAGTTATTCTGAATCTTTGTTAAAAGAAATATTAACACAAGATGAATTAAGAGAGAAGATTGGTTATGCTGCTTTAAACGCTAATACAATTGAAAATAAAAATAATAATACAAACAATGAATAAAGCACTTTTTATAGATGAAACATTTTTAAAAACAACAACACCAATATTAAACAATGTTGATTTAAGCGAATTAAGACAACACATTATAGCTTACCAAGACATTGTAGTACAAAACTCAATTGGTTATTTATTATATAAGAGATTATGTGATAGAATAATAGCTTCAACTTTAACAAGTGATGATATTAATTTATTAAATAAGTTAAGTTATCAAATTTCGTGGGGCTGCTATGGATATTCTATTCCATTTATAAGTTTGAAATATACAAATAAAGGTATAAATCAGTTAAACAGCGATAATACTATTAGTAGTACTTTAGCTGAAATTAATTTCTTAAAAAATCAAGCTATATCAAGAGCTGAATTTTATGGTGAGCAAGTACTTGATTTTATAAGACAAAATCCAACTTTATATCCAGAATATAGTTTAAGTGATGGCTATAATATACAATCTTCTAAATATAGTTATACAAGTGAGATTTTCTTTTTTAATGGTAGTAATGATTGTAAAACAAATTATGATAAACCGTTATAATTTAGTATAAGACCAACGGAAGCCACCTGTTGATTTTCTTTTACCATTAACACATCGTGATATATTACTATGTTTAATATTTAATTCTCTTACAGCATCCATTATACAATACCATTTTTTAATAAATTGTAAATCTTTTGTATATTGATATATTATTTTTGATAAATGATTTTCTTTACCTTTTTTATTTAACCAATTTGATATTTTTAAACCAGTATCATATGCGTGTTGTTGATTTTCACTTGCTGTATTCCATTCAAGATTTTCAATATTATTATTTAATTTATTACCATCAATATGATTCACTTGTGGTTTGTTTTGTGGGTTTGGAATAAAGGCTTCAGCTACTAATCTATGAGTTCTAACAGTAAAAGGTTTAAATCCTTTTTTAGATAAAACAACATTAAAATAACCTTTATTTTTAGATGTTGATAAAATATTTTCTTTACCAGTTCTATTGTAATTTAAGCTCTTTACACGACCCAAATTACTTACTTGATACATTCCTTCGTAACCAACTATATCTTTCCATATTTCTACGCAGTTAAGAGCTGCTTTGTTGTTCGCTATTGTTTCCATATTATTAATATAATAAAATTATTCTATATTTCCTAATATTTTGTTTTTTTTCTTGGTTTGTTTACAAATTCAATAGTTGTTGAAGGTGTGAATATTTCATCTTCTTTATAATTATCAATAAACGATTTACATCTATTATAGACTAATTTCACACAAGAAGAACAGTTTAAATTATTTTGTTTATCTTGATATAACTCATTATATAATCTAAACATTTCTATTTTCTGTTGATAGTTAATTGATATTGTAACACCATCTAGAAGTGTTTTTAATTCGTTATGAATTTCTTTTTCTCTAATTTTATTTTCCATATTAAATGTAGTCGTTGTTCTTTTTGAATTGTTTCTGGGGCTTATATTTTACTTTTGATTTATTAAGTTTGATATAATATCTACTTCTAATATCTTTAATTTGTAATTTATGACAATTTATTTCTTCAGTTAAAGAATCCATAGTATAGTATAATTTTCTAATTTCACTTATTTTTTTAAATCTTTCATCAAAAAATAAATTTTCATTTTTAAAATGATGTAATATAGTATACATTATATCATCAATTGTTTTTTCAACGAATTCTGTTGGTATTTTATATTTTTTTGATATTTTATGTACTGTGAAATTATCTTCAAAGTATAATTTAAATATATTTCTCTTAACATCATCAAAATTATTTTTTAAAACATCTATTCTATTAAATATATTATCTGTTATTTGATCATATTCTATATCTTCTACATCATTTTTTATACCATCAAATTCAATATTTCTATTTTTTCTTTCGTTATAATATTGTATATATTGATTACCTTTACCCTTAATTATTTGTGTCAATATTGGTAGTGTTTTTTTATTTATATCAATTTTATCTTTATATTCAAATACTTGAATGTGTATAGTTTGATGTATATCTTGAATTAAATCCTTATCTTTTACATTTAATTTTAGAAAATTATCTATAATTAATTGTACATCTTGATATATATCATCATATTTTAATTGATTTTTAACCCATTTTATAATTCTTGTTCCGTTTACATTCTCATCCCAATAATTCATTTAATAATATTTAGTTTATTTTATATATTAATAAAGTTGTTTTTCCTATTAAAAAATATATAAAAAAATATATAAATAAATATTAAAATGAAATTGAATTACTTTTTTGAATTTATTAGTAAATTATGTGCTGTGTTAATAACATTTTTTACACCTTTAATGATAAGTTTCTATATTATTATATCAATGGTAATAGCAGATACTTTATTGACATTAATTGCAAACAAAAAAGAAAATATTAAATATGATGAACAAAAATTTGATTTATTGTTTTATAAAATAACTACATATAGTATAGCACTTATTATTGTTCACGCTGTTAGCTTATATTTTGGATTTGATGCAACATTAGTAACAAAAACACTTGTTAGTTTCATAGTTGTTAAAGAGCTGATTAGCAGTGACAAATCTATTGAACAAATATTAGGATTCAGTTTATTTAAATTTTTAATAAAAAAACTACAAGATGTTATTAAAAAGTAATATCATAACTCCAGCGAAAACCACCTGCTGTTTTTACTTTTCCTTTTGCACAAACTGATATATTAGATTGTTTAATATTTAATTCTCTTTGAACATCACGTATACAATCCCATTTTTTTATAAATATATTATCTAAAGTGTATTGATATATTATTTTAGAACTTGTACTATCTTTACCTTTTTTAGATAACCCAACATCATAGCTATGTTGTGTATTTTCACTTGAAGTATTCCATTCCAGATTTTCAACTTTGTTATTTGTTTTACAACCATCTATATGATTTACTTGTTCTTTATTTTCTGGATTATCAATAAAATGTAAAGCAACCAATCTATGAGTTCCACCATTAAAAGGTTTAAATCCTTTTTTACATAAAACAACATTCAAATAACCACTACCATTAGGTGATGTTGATAATATCCTTTCTTTACCAAATTTTAAGCTCTTTACACGACCAAACGAACTTATCTTATATAAACCTTCGTATCCGACAATATCCTTCCAAATTTCTACCATATCATTTATATTAATTTTTCTCATTCTGTTTTATTAATAAATATAATTTATAACTTCTGATATATTGTTCAATATATATTTCTAACTCTTCTTTGGTATTAGCACACCTTAAGCAAATTATATCATAATACAAATAATATTTACCATAACTTTTTATAATATTAAAATCACTACTAAACATTAATAATATATAAACATTTTTATAATTTCTAAACAATCATCAATTTCATCTTGATTATTAATATCTTCTACATTATAAAAAAAAAATAATTTTAAAAATGTTTCTTTTTGATTATTTGGTATATCAATTATTTGACATTCATCGTTAATATTAACATAAATATTATTTATTAATAGATAATCAATGAACAATGTGATAAATTTGAAATATAAAACATCATCAAATTTTCTATTTTTTAATTTATATTTATAATATTCTTCTAATTTTAATTTCATATCGGTAATGTATATATTAATAATTGCCTCTGCTCAATATATCAAGTAACATTTTATTTCGTGTAATTATATATAATCTAATTATTAATAACTGTATTTTTAATTTTAATTTTGTCATTATATAAAGTCTATTATTTTTTCTAATTTAATTGATGTTAAAATAATTTTACTATTTTTAACATTTTTCATGATGTATTCTTCGGTAGCACCAGCTTCTAACATATTCAATATCATTTTAATTTTCGGTATTTGATTATTTGATATATCAATATCTTTTGTTGATAATTTTTTATCAATTAAAAAACATTTCTTCATTACCATTTTAGTGCTACCACAAGTCGTTTCTGGGCATAATATATCTTTCGTTTCAATTTTTCTCATATCAATTTCATTTAAATTAAAAATATATGTACCATCTAAATCGGTAACTATATAAAATTTATATTTATATTTATATTTATATAATTGTTGATATTTAAATACCTCTAAAATTGTTTGTTGATAATCTACATCTCTTATTTTATATTCAATGTAAATTTTATCATTAACAATAGCATCGTAATGATCATACTCATTTGGTGAATATTCAACTGTTTTTGCATTGGTTTGTTTAAATATTAAATTTAAATATTTTAATTCCTCTTTTTTTGTTTTTTTAAATGTTGGTTTCATAATTAATTGTTTTCTTTATTATTATATATAAAAATAATATATAGCAAAAATTCCATTTTTAAATCCAACTTTTTTCTATTTTTAAATATAATTTATATGGAAAGTAAAATTATATACGACAATTATATATTGTCAAACAATGGTGATTGTTATTCAATTAAAAAAAATATTTTTATAAATAAAAAACACAATGAAAAAACAGGTTATGATTTTTATATTTTATCTGTTAATAAAAAACCTAAACCAATATCAATACATCGTCTTGTTGCATTGAACTTTATACCAAATCCATTAAATAAAGAACAGGTTAATCATATAAATAAAATAAAGACTGATAATAGAGTTGAAAATTTAAATTGGATGACAAGAAAAGAGAATATTAATCATTCAAAAGAAGAAATGATTAAAGCTGGTATAGAAAGACGTGGTCGATATGAAGTGATTCATATGAATTATAAATATGAAGTTATTAATATATTTAAAGATAGATATGAAGCTTGTGATATATTAAATATCCCTATTAGTACATTAACTCATACATTAAATTATAAAAGGAAAAGAAATTTATATTGTGTAGTTTCTAATGTAAAGAAAATGTCATATAAATTATATTATAAAGGTATATTAATAGAAAATGATATTAAAACAAAAGATATAAAAATTAAATATCCAGATTTAGATTGTTCAATAAAAAGGAATCAAGACCCTAAAATATATTTTACTGATATATTAAAATATGGTGAAAAGAAAAAAATTATAAATGATTTAGTGTAATATAAAATATATACGCTATGTTAAATAAAGAAGAATTAAAAGAACTATCATTTTATAACAATAAAATTAAATTGGCTCATTTTTTAGCTAATTGTTCACACGAATCGATGGATTTTAAAGTAACAACTGAAAATTTAAATTATGGAGTAAATGGTTTATTAACTATTTTTCCAAAATACTTCAGTAAATTAACTGCTTTATCGTATGCTAGAAATCCAGAAAAAATAGCTAATAAAGTTTATGCTAATAGAATGGGTAATGGTAATGAAGCTTCTGGTGATGGTTGGAAGTATCGTGGTCGTTCTTATGTCCAACTTACTGGAAAATCTAATTATATAGCTTTTTCAAAATATGTAAATGATCCTGATGTAATAACTAATCCTGATATAGTTGCAAATAAATACAAAATGGTTGCTGCTGCATTCTTTTTTGAAAGTAATAATATTCTATCTGATATAAAAGATATATCATTAGAAACGATAAAAAAGGTAAGGAAACGTGTAAATGGTGGTTTGATCGGAATAGATGAAGTTGTTAAACTAACAAATAAATTTTATATTGAATTAACTGCTTAAATAATCTATTTTATGTAGTTTTTAAGCTATTACAGCTAATAGTTCTTCTAATTTCAAGTTTCTCTGATAAACAGGTAATATATCACATCCTATTTTTTCAGAATATTTAAATAATTCTTTATTAAATTGTTTAATAGTAGTGTTTTTAGGATTATAATTTATAATATATTGATTATCTTTATTTATATAAATCTCAATTGTCATTACAATATCAATTTTATTCAGTATTATTTGAATATATTCATCTCTTTTATATGGAATATAACCATATACAATATTATGCTTATTATTATGTAATAATATATAACCATTATCATTTAATAATTTAATTATCTCTTCGTTTGTTTTCATATAATATATATTAGTAATATAATATCATTTTTTGAATTTAACAACTTAAAATGATAAACGGTAATACAAAATGATAAACGGTGTCGCAGACGATGTTGTTATTTTTTAAAATATTTATGCTAAAAGTTCTTCTGTAATATCTTCTTCATATTTAACTTCTGGATTTAAAAATACAGTCTTTGTATTAATAAATGATATAAATTCTTCGTTTGTCATATTATTATATATTAAATAATTCCTTTTCCTTCTTGTTCTAACTTTTCATATTTCCAAAGATATTTACCAGCACTTGGTCTTTTTCCTTTAGCACATTGTGATATACTACTATTATGTATTTTTAATTCATTAGCAGCATCACTCATACAATTCCATTTTTTTATAAACTCACAAGATTTAGTATATTGATAAATTGGTTTTGAACTTTTATTATCTTTTCCTTTTTTACCAAATAGTGGATGTTTATCACCAAATATAGGACTATTTTCACCTTTTTTACCAACTTTTAAACCAGTATCAAATGCGTGGCGCATATTTTCTTGTGCTGTACACCATTCTAAATTTTCTAATTTGTTATCAGTTTTAATACCATTTTTATGATTCACTTGTGATTTATTTTCAGGATTTAATATAAATGCTTTAGCTACCAGACGATGAACTCTTGGATATTCTCTTTCACCATTTTTATTAAAACTAACTATTAAATACCCATTACTATTATTTTGTTTTAATATCTTCGTTTTACCACATTTTAAGCTCTTTACACGAGCTAAATTACTAACTTGATATAAACCATTAAAACCTTCAATATCTTTCCAAATTTCACTTTTTATATCATCTAATGATAAATTTTTATAATGTTCCATATTATTATATATTTAATTAGTTTTTGAAGCTGCTTTTAGCTGCGCTTCTTGTTTCACAAGAGCTTTCAATGTCCATTCGTAATTTTTATCTCTTATATTATTATAATACATTTTTAAAAACCTTTGTTGTAATTTTGGTAAATTTTTATTTTCTTGTTTTAATAATATTTGTCTAAATTGTAATCTTTCAATTAAAATTTGAGTAGCTTCTTCTTTTGTCATATTACAAATATATTAAATTATTTTGACATTTCCAAATTTATTTTAGCGCAGCAAAGCAGCTTCGTCTGCGACAATGTACAAGATTATTATACTGTCGCGCTAATAATTGATTCAATTTGATTTGTCTGATATAGTAGTTTAATGAAGGTAATATATCAGATATATTAAAATAAAATCTATTTTTGTATAAATTACACATAATATTTAATTTATTATGGAAATCTACTACATCAATACTATCACCATCATAATTATAAGTTGATAATATTTCACCACCATCTAATAGTATAATTATTATATCATCTACTGATATATCAGGACAATTTTTTTTCTCATAAATACCGTGAGATGGTAAATATTTATAACCATCTTTTTTTATTAATGTTTTAAATTCTTGTTTGTTCATTTTGTTTCTTTATTTGTTTTTGTCGATGCGCTGTTATAGTATATAAAACTTTTAAAAACGGTTTTTTTCCATTTTTTTGTCATACTGATAATATACAACATTATTTTGACATTTCCAAATTTGTTCTATTAAATATGATATTGTTTTATTAAATCATTTATTTTTTGTTTCATATCAATTTTATATAAAAAATATTTTAACTCATCATAATCATTAATATTAAAACATTTACATCGGCATATTAAATTAATTAAACTTTTAACATCTTTTAAAATTTTATTGTTTGTATAATCCCTATATATAAAACATATATTTTTTAATTCAATTATTAATTCATTATTATTTTTAATATATTTATATATATTACTATTAACTTTTATATTAATTTCAATATTGTTTTTATATTTATCTTTTACTTCTATTAATTCGTTTTTCAATAAAGTATTAATATTATTTAAATTTATAGTTTTCTTTATTTTATTAAATATTTTATAATTTGATATTTGAATTCTTTTATCATCATTTATAAAGGTTGTATTCAAACCGCCATTTTTTAAATTTAATAAATCAAAATATCCTTTATATAAATCAATATAAAACAATTCCCAAAAATCTAATTCATTTAATTCTACAACATCTAAAATAAACATTTCAGGAATTAGTAAATTATCAAATAAAGATTGAACCCAATTATTTTTAAAAATATTATTCTCTTTGTTAGTTAGATGGCTTTTATATCTATTTACAAAATCATTTGTTTGTCCTATATATCTAATTTTATTATTAGATGGGTCAATTAATGCGTATATATAACCTTTCATATTAATTCTCTTTTTTAATTTTTATTTCCATTATAGTATTTTTACCAAATATTTCTACAAAAATACGTTCAATTGTTTCTTTTATATAATCTCTATCATTATCG